AAACTAATTGGTAACACAGCCTCCCGTAAAATATGCTCAGTAGTAAAACATATCACTGACATCAATGAAGAGACATGCGACCAAGCAGGATTAGGCCCAACTGCAACAGAGAATTTACTAGATTGGTTAATCGAAGAATTTACCAATGGATATGACAGATTACCTTTCAGTTTCAAACAGAAAGAACTATTAGTTCCTAAGACAGAAACCAAAGGGGTAGTTTGTATCACAGGAAAACTCAAAAGCTATAAAACAAAAGCAGCCGCAACACAACACTTAGAAAACATGGGCTATCTTGTTAAAAGCAGTTTGACTAAAGATGTTACAATCTTAGTAAACGAAAGTGGTATCGAATCCACTAAAACACAGGCAGCCCGAGATAAGGGCGTATTAATAATAACAAACTTAAAAGAAATATAGGAAACCAAAATGGCATTACCAAAATGGACAGACGAAAGAACACAACAACTTGTGGACTTCGTTGGAAACACATCACCTATTTCACAAGCTATGGTTGCAGACGCAGCCACTGACTTAGAGACTTCAACAAGAAGTGTCTCGTCTAAGCTTAGAAAAATGGGTCACGACGTAGAACTTGCATCTTCAGTATCAAACAGAACTTTCTCTGAAGACCAAGAAGCTACTTTATCAAACTTTGTATCTGATAACTCAGGTGCATACACTTATGCAGACATCGCATCATCTTTCGAAGATGGTCAGTTCTCTGCTAAATCAATACAGGGCAAAATTCTTTCTATGGAATTAACTAGCCATGTAAAACCAGCTGAGAAACCAGAAGCTGTTAGAACTTACTCTCCCGAAGAGGAAGCTACCTTTACTACTATGGTAAACGGTGGGTCTTTTGTTGAAGAAATCGCAGAAGCCCTAGGCAAATCTGTTAATTCTATCAGAGGAAAAGCACTCAGCTTGCTAAGAAGTGGCGATATTAACGCTATTCCTAAGCAGAAAGAAACTAAAGGTTCTAGCAAAGCTGACCCTTTAGCGGAAGTTAACGATATTGACAGCATGACTGTTGAAGCTATCGCTGACGAAATTGGCAAAACTGTAAGAGGCGTTAAAACAATGTTGACTCGTAGGGGTCTTACTTGTTCCGATTACGATGGAGCCGCAAGAAAAGAAAAAGCATCTAGCTAAATCTTTTTTTACAAAACTTAGGGCAGGGGACTTATCCTCTGCTCTTTTTTATCTGGGAGGGTAGACTTTGAACTTAACTTCAGCTCTGTTGAAGCAAATAATAACGCAAGAAGATTTTGAGTCTTGGGGCAACCTTAGAGTTAATTATCTTAGTGCCGAGTATCAGTCCTTATACAAGGTCATGGATACTCATATTAAAAATTTCAGAAGTCTCCCTACCTTTGATGACCTTAAACTATCCATTCGTGATAGAAAGCTACAAGAAAAAGTATTTGCAATCGAAGCCGTCGAGGTAGATATCGACGCTTGGGTTCTGCTCGAGTACTTAAAAAATGAGTATACACAAGTAGAAATACTAGATGAACTAGATAAGTTCATTGATAAGACTGTAGCAATATCTTCGGCAGAAGAAAACGTTGAAGCAATTCAACAGATTGTTCTAGATGTGGGCGAACGAGTAGACCTCAAAGCTCCCGAAGAAAACATGCAAACAATTCCTTTGTTTGATTCAGAGAAAGACCTTAAGAAGTTCTTACCTCTTGGCCTTAATGATGACTACGACCAAACACTCAAGTTCTCTCCCAGAGATTTGATACTTGTTGGTGGTCGAAGAGGTGCAGGTAAGTCTATCACTTGTTGTAACATTGCTAACAATGTTTATGAGCAAGGTAGAAGTGCTCTTTACTTTACCATAGAAATGGACAGTCGTTCTATTCTACAAAGAATGTGTGCCTTAGGCGCGCGTATTCCTATTTCCCGATTAGCTACACGAAACTTGACAACTGTCGAGTGGGATAGAGTAGCCGCATGGTGGGCAGGAAGATTTGATGGTGGAGCTGAATTACTACCCGAGTTCGCTGAACACAGGGATTTTGACGCATTTCACACGAAACTTCAGACTGTTCCTTTAAATAAAGATAGACAGATTGATGTCGTGTATGACCCAGTGCTGAGCCTATCTAGAATCCGACAGGAACTAGAGACCAAGGCTAGCCAAACAGATTACGGAGTTATTGTAGTCGATTACTTAAACCAAGTAAAACGCTCCAATGCTCCGAGTCGCGGAGGACAATATGACTGGACAGAGCAGATAGAAGTCAGTAAGACTCTGAAAAGTATTGCACAGGAGTATGAAATTCCTGTGTTCGCACCTTACCAAACCGATAGCACAGGTGAGGCAAGATTCGCAAAAGGTATTCTCGATGCAGCAGATGCAGCCTTTACATTAGAGACATGGTCACCAGAAGATGAAGCCATTACCTTTAACTGTACTAAAATGAGAAGTGCTAAGATGGAAGGATTCACCAGTGTAATGGACTGGGAAACATTAAAGATAGGCCCCAAGTCAACTATGAATCCTAAAGAGAAAGAAGCAATCAAAGATAGCCTATCTACAGGAGAAGATGTACATGACGTATTCTAATAGTGATACTCGCGGTTATAACGAAACTACAAGTAGTAAACCTCAGAAGTATAAAGGCTGGTACTGGTGTTGTCAACGTAAACAATTTTACCGTTGGAACGACCTTATGGAGTACCTAAGAAATGACTGAGCACACAGACATGATAAAAGAAAAAGCAATTAAGTTAGAGGCAGAAGAGTGGGGAAACAAAGTAGCCTACATACATGCTAGTAACGGAATTATAGAGACTGCATTTAACAATGGAGTTAGAAAGTTTGAAGAAAACAAGCCAGGTGGCAAGAAGTGGACAGAGGGGACTAAAGAGTCTCCAGAAACACTAATGCAATCTTTTGGTAGATGGCTGGACGACCACCGTGGCAAGTGATAGAATAGGACAAAAGTCCGCAGAATTAGTAGGCGTACCACCCTTTGAAATAAGAGTGGTTACTACTGACTTTTTATTAGAGCAACCCCAAGTTTCACAGAACATAATGAATGTTCCACTGAACGAACCACTGTGCGCTAGTATAAAAGAGAACGGGATTCTTAATCCCTTTCTGTTAATGAAGATGTGGTATCCACTCGCTGGTAGTCAAAGACTAAGAGCAGTGGCGGAACTAAAGAAAGACAATCCAAAAATTAACCTACCAGTAACAGTACATAGGTTTTTAGAAGATTGGCACAACTGTTTTTATCTGTGGCCTGACGAAGAATTTAGAAGTAAAGCTATTGCTATATGGTTTCAAACCCAAGAAGTAGTTTTTAAATCTAAATATTACTCCCACGATAAAGATGTAGATGAAACGAAGATGACCGAGTATGAAGATATCGGTGAACAATTAAAATGGAATAGAGATAATGCTAATAGACGAGATTCTTCTCCTCATGATAGCAGCCATACTGTCTCTACTGATAATAGTATTGGCAAGGATATGGGATAAATGAGAGTAGACGAATTATTACAAGAGCAAAGATTAGAATTCAAAGTTTCAGGACGAGATTTTCTAGTCAAATGCTTAAACCCTGACCACGAGGATAGCAATCCGAGTATGCGTGTGGATAATATCACAGGTATATTTAATTGCTTTGCTTGTGGGTTCAGAGGTAATGTCTTCAAGCATTTTGGAGCTGCAGCAAACTTCCTAGAGATTAAGAGACAAAAGTTGAAACAATCTATAGACGAAACGCGCTCAGCAAGTATAGGGTTTGAGTTTCCTAAAGGGTTTGCCCCATATGTGGGTAACTGGAGAGGAATCAAACCAGAAACATATAAGCACTTCGAGGCTTTTATGCATCACGACTCGCACTTCAACGGAAGAGTTGTATTTCCGGTTCGTGATATAACAGGAAAGGTGGTAGCTTTCAACGGTCGACATATGACCATGACTGAGATACCAAAATATCTCATCTACCCTCCACAGGCAAAGCTACCACTTTACCCTTCTACAGTTAACCCTATCAAAGGTAGGGTTATCTTAGTAGAGGGAATATTTGACATGATTAATCTTTATGATAAAGGATTATCAAATGCTATTTGTTGTTTCGGAACACGAAACATAGATGCAGATAAACTTGCAATTCTCAAAATGCAGAATATAGAAGGTGTAGATATCATGTTTGATGGAGATGAGGCAGGACAGACTGCCGCTGAAGAAATTAAAGGGTTAGCAGAAAGAGTAGGACTAACCTCTAGGAATATAAACTTAGGAAACCACATAGACCCAGGCGGTCTACCAGAGATTAAGGTAGCAGATATCAGGAAAAGGTTATATAGTTCTTGACACAGCGTTGAGAATTTGATATAATATATAATAAATAAAGGAATCACATGACAAA